ACTATTAAAGATAAAAAAATTTGAAGAAAAAAAATCAGTTGGTTATGAAACTAAACTTATCACTCCTAAAACAATTAACAGTATCAGAACGATAGAGCTTCCTGATGTGATAATTGATGTGATAAAAAAATATAAGGCTATTCAAAAAGACAAATGGGAAAAACAAGGAAAAACATTTGATGAAAGCTCATTGCTGTTTACTAATTCAAGCTGTAATGCTATTGATGGCAGTAATCTTTTAAAAAAATGGAAAAAATTTTTGAGTGATAATAAAATATTATATAAAAAATGGCACTCATTAAGACACACTTATGCTTCTTTACTTTTTCAATCTGGAGCAGACATAAAAACAGTTCAAGAATTATTAGGGCATGCAGATATAAATACTACTTCTCAAATATATGTACATGTTTTCCCCGAAACAAAAAAGCAAGCTGTAAATTTACTTAATCAAAAACTAATGTGATAAAAGTGTGATAAATAATAAAAATTAAGAGTATCAAGTTTCCTATAATTCCTTGATACTCTATGTTTTTGGTCGAGGCGACAGGGATCGAACCTGCGACCTCATGGTCAATTTTTGTTATTTTATATTTTTCTATATTATCTTATAATACTTTATTTTATTACACTTTTGTCAATTTGTTATTTTATGTTTTTTTGAATTATTTTTAACTAATGTGATAAAAATGTGATAAATTTTAATCATATTTTTTTAAAAATTTCATTAACCTTTCCACATTATATAATCAAACTGTGGAAGAGTCAATTTTAAAATCTGATTAAGTTCTTCATCCAAATATTAATCAGCTTGTCCAACTTTTGAGACTGCTTCAATATTTCATCGTAACTCTTTCCTTCGGTAATCATTCTGTCTAATTTTCTTTTGTTAATCAAAATAAGAAAATTAAGTAACATATTAATCACCTCTGATTACAGTATACCACATTTTCCTTGCAAAGTCTGTCGAATTATGTGGAATGTTCCAAAATATTTCTTTTTTCGTGTTGACATTAAAAAAAATATCTATTATAATATGCTTGTCGTTTTTTAAAACCACCAAAATTTGAGTTGGGTGTAATAATTAGCATTTATGCTAATTATTATATTATAGCAGAAATGCTAATCCACTGCGCCCAATTCAGTGCAGAATTATATTTTCAGAATGGAGGTGGATTAAAATTGGATATAGCAATATTGGCTGTAAGATTTCTAGGCATAATTTCAATAATTTTAGTTTTAGGTTTTACAATATGCTTTTTAGCCATGATTGGTTATAATACATATTTAAAATACCAAGATAAACATAAAAAAATTGAAGTTCGTGCAGAGAACTCCAATTTAAAAAACGAAGATCGATAAGGGAATCCCCCTTATCTTTTTTTATTATATTTAGTATATTAATAATTTATTCTTAAGTCAATGACAATTTTATGTCATTTTTGTAACAAAATTGTAACATCTCATCCGTAGTATTATTATACTACTTTCTACTACTTTTGTCAACATTTTTTTGTCTTATAAAAAATGTAAACTGTCAAAATCGATTTTAAGGCATTTTTATTTTAAACTTAATATTACAACCCATAAAACGCAAAAAAAAGAGGTAACCTAGATATTACTCCAGATCACCTTTTCATTTTATTTATATACATTATTTTTGCAATAAGCATATCTCCCTGTTTTAGGTATGTAAATATAATCTACAGTATTTGATATATTCTTTTTTATAATTACTGTTGTTTGAGGTAGATATGTATATTTAGTTCCACTTAGATTAGATTTTGACCATAATGTTGTTAAAGATTTCAATACCTTAGTTTGTCCTACTGTATTTTTTATTGTAGTTAAATAAGCAGAGTTTACCCATTGATTTGTCCCTATTCTACTCCATCCATTTTTTGTTTCATATACTGTTACTTTTGTACCATTTTTTAATGTTTTAACTATTTTATTTGATACTCCAATTCCGCTTCTTACATTTAAAACATCATTTTCAGATACTTTAACATACCTTGTGTATGTTTTCTTTTCTTCTTTTCCATCTAATTTAGCATTTACTTCTTTTACTAGATCTGGGAACTTACTCTGAAGATATTTTCCTGGACAATCTGTACTTTGAAACATATTATGTCTTGTCAAGCTTCCATTTCTAGTTCCATCGTAAGTAAGTTTAAATTTATATCTCTTGCAGATGTCTACACACAAATTAACCAATGATTTCCATGCTTTATCTGATATAGTCCAATTAGGTCCTTTATTTACATTGTTTGAAACTTCAATTGTTATTGCTTGCCAATCATTAAGTCTATTACCAGAAGTAAAAGCTCGATTTTCTTCATATACATTACAAACAATATCTCCATCATTACCAATACAATAGTTCGCTGATGCTATTCTATTAGGATTTTGAAAAATATTTACTGCACATTGTTTTCCTGTTAATTTGCCTGCCATCATGTGTGGAGTTATTTTACAAACTTTATATCCGTTTCTTCCTTTTTGGTAGTTATTAGAATGAGCTATATATACCCCGGAAGCTAATTTTGAAACTGTACCCATTATTCTTCACCTTCCTCTTTTCCATTTGAAAGTTCTTTTAGCATCTCCTCTGTTAATTCAATCTCTTCTTCCATAAACTATTCCTCCTTTGCTTTTGTTAAATCGTAAGTTCCTCCTGCTGTCATACTTCCAAATAGCGTATACATCATTGTTACTAACATATTACTATCAGCTAGTCCTAAAATCTTACATAAAATACCTGCACATATCCCAATTATTACATTTTGAATTGGAATATACTTACTTTCTATCCAATTAAATTTCTTTGACAAAAATCCAAATATGTATGTTACTATTGCAGTTACTACTGCTATTATCATTTCAGCTGTTACTTCCATAATTAATCCTCCTTTTTTGGTGGTAATTTTAAAGTTTCGTTAACAAGAATATGCACTCCATGATTTCCTCCTAAAGCTGTATATTGTGTGAATAAATCATTTATGCAACTTCTCGCATAATCAGGTAAATATCCTAATCTTTGATATTTTTCACATTCACTTACAATCTGAGAACGTAATAAAATCATCATTGACGCTTTCATAGCTTCATTATTAATTTTATTATCTCTTAATTGTGCATTTGTTTCTTTATTTTGTTTTCCTTGTTTATATGTAGAATACATCTGAGGGATTGCCATACACAATCCAGTTATTAAAGCTGTGCCTATTGCTTCCATAATTACTCAGCCTCCTCTTGAATTGGCTCATTTTCTATAGTGTTTTCTTCTATTATCTCTTCTTCTTCATTTTCTTTTCTATTTAATATTTCATCAAAATAGTCAAATGTATCTTCGTAGTCTGTTGCTGTTAATAACCCTTTTTCATTTAATTCATCTAATTTTCCTATTGCATATTCTACAGGATATTCTCCCTTATCTACTAATCTTTTTAACGCTTTAACCCTTGTTGCACTCCTTTTCTCTAATATAGTCATACTTCTACACCTCACTTTCTAAGGCAGATAGCCTTGTATCTATGTTATCTAAATAATTTTGTAAATCTTTAACATAAGTTAAATCTACTACTGCTTCTACTTCATCTTCACTATAAATATGGGTTACGTTTTTGTATGTTCTTGCTTTCCTGTACGCCTCTAACGCTTTTATTTGTTCTTGTGTACATGGTAAGTCAATATAGTTTTTGCTTACATATTCAATATAAGTTTCATTATTTTTCAAATATTCTTTCCATTCTTCAATAGTTGTAAATTTAGTAGTTTGAAACCAAAGTGTATTTAGAGAATTGAATCCAAATTGATTTTCTCCTGTCCATGTCGTACTTGAATTTGAACATACAAAACGGTTGCACCTAGCTTCATAAGAATCTATGTTAGCAAAATTTTGAATGATAAATCCATTTGGAGCTTTTGACCAACTTTCATTTCCTGTAAACAAATATTTAATAATATTATGTCTTTCATACCATTTTCCGTCTTTTGGTATAAATTTATCTCTTACATCTCCATCACTTCTCATTGGTTGTTGTGTAGGAATTGCGTAAACTTGCTCTTGATTTGGTATAGCTTCACTTGCTGTTTCTCCTGCTTCTAATTGTACAAGAGCTTCAAAATTATTAAATGTTGCATTTTTTCCTATAAAGAATGAAGACCTACAATTTGTGTAATCTTGACTTAAAGTTCTTTTTACTGTTATATCAATTACATTACC